CCTACGGATCCGTGTCCGAATGGTCAACAACGTAACCCTGAGACGGGTGAGTGTATAGAGATTCAGGACCCTTGTGCGGAAGAGGGAAAGGTCTGGGATCCAGAGACAGAGCAATGTGTAGATAAGCCATGTCTTCCAGGTCAGATTCTAGTAGACGGGGTTTGTGTAGCGAAACCCTCACCTCCTCCGACAAACCCTTGTCCTGAAGGTCAAACTCGTGACGAGGACACCGGGTTATGTATGCCGGAATCTCCTTGTGGTGAGGGAGAGGAGTTTAATCCAGAGACGGAACAATGTGAGCCAAAAGAAGGTTTTTGTGACACAGGCTATGAGCTTATTAACGGGCAATGCCTCCCACTTTGTTTAAATGGTGAAATCCGTGACCCGGCAACTGGGCAATGCGGGCCAGATACTACGGAGTGCGGCGAAGGGCAGACAAGAGATCCAGAGACAGGGGAATGTGTAGACGACGATTGTCCTTTGGGTACGTTTAAAAACCCACTTACTGGCGATTGTGTGCCGATTACTATTAACCCCGGCCCCGACGGCGTGTCCCCATGCAATGAAGGTTTTGCAAGAGATTTAGTTTCTGGAGAATGTGTTCCAATTAAACCGCGTATAGAATTACCATATAATTCTATAAGCGGGTATGATTGGGATCCAGTGACAAGGAATGAAGTTCTAGTGGGTCCGGATATAGCTTCTCCAATGGGAGCTCGACAAGTTGCTAGTCAGGTTCAACAAAACGAACCGCTTGATTTTGGTAAGTTTTTAGATTTTGGAGTAACACGGGACGAGGTCGTAGCTTCACCGCCCTCTGACCAAGTTGAATATGATTCTTTATTTGCACGAGGTGGCGTGGTAGAAGACACTGATGGCAAAGGTATTGAAAGTTTACTTAACAGTCGTATGGGTGCGGTGGATCGTATGTTGGTCCAACGTGCTATGATGGGGAGATAGTCATGGGAAAATCTTGTTGTTCTGGATGCGCCACAGGCAAAAAATGCGGTGGTGCTGTGAATAAAGCTACCATGGGCAAAAAAGGCGGCGGTGCTGTAAATAACTTTACCCTAGACGATTACATAAAGATGAAAGACGGCGGAGAAGCCGCCGTCGAAGATCGTCCCGGCATATCGCCCGCGCAAGCTTCCAACATTGCTGGTTCATTTGCTCCAGGATCTGGTATTGCTGATCTTTTGGGTAAGTACCCAGCTTTCCCTGAAAGTGGTGACGTTACCGTATCTGAAATGATGATGGGTAAAACAAACCCCAGTTTTTTAGAAAATCTACGCTCTGGCGAATACGGTGATGCCGGGTGGCAACTTTTAGGTGGTGCTGGCGACGTGCTTATGGCTACCGGGATAGGCACTCCTGTTGGCGCGGGGATAAAAAGTTTAAGTGCGGCTAGGTTGGCTAAAAAGATTAATACTTCGATGGAAGCCATTTCTAAATCTAAGTTAGCCAACAACCCTCTTTTGGACACTGAAGAAGGCGCCGAAGCGGTTGCACGTGAGTTCAATAGGATTAAAAGTAGGGCCCAGCGGTACAACGAGAACATTCCTGACGAAATGGTGTTGGACGAAGTCGCTAGAAACATAGACAACATAGAAATTGTTCCACGTGGAACACGTCCCACCTCCTCTGGTTCAGAAGGTTACGACAATTTCATGAATTGGATGCGGGACTTCCGCGAAGACTTAGATACAGGTGGTCCCTTTGGTCCGGCAAGAAATTCTTTGGCCGATGATGCCAAGGCATTGAGTGAAATGACTCCGGAACAAACATCTTTCAGTTTCAGCGACTTTGCAAAAGAGTCATTGACGCCATCAATGGGTTTTAGCGGCGCTGGACGGGTTGGTAAAGGTAATCCAGATTTTGACAGTTGGTACGGGTCACAATCGCCACGTATGCAATATGCCTCTGATCAGTTGTTAAGAATGTATGGGCCAGAATATTTTAGAGATTTGAATGAGTTTTCACGAAGAGCTTACGAGCACATGTTAAAACTATCGGAATGAGGCGGTTTTAATGGCTAATGGTGACCCAATAACTTCAATGGTTGAAAGAGTGAATGATGAAACTCTTCCTGAGATGACTATCGAAGATGATATTGAATTAGCAGTCCCAGGATCGTTTTATCCGAAGGAAACTGCCGGTTTAAACATAGAAATCATCGAAAATGAGGACGGAAGTGCTGAAATTGACTTCGATCCGAGCTTTTTAAGCATTGAAGATGGCGATTTTTTCCGAAATTTAGCGGAAGAAATAGATTTAGGGGAATTAGGTCGCCTTTCTAGCGAACTTTTAGGTGATTTTGAGGCAAATAAATCTTCGAGACACGATTGGGAAGATGCTTATTCCAAGGGTTTAGAGCTTTTAGGCTTTACCTATGACGAAAAAACAGAGCCTTTTCGTGGTGCTACAGGGGTAACCCACCCTTTATTGGCTGAAGCGGCCACACAATTCCAAGCTCAGGCGTTTAACGAGCTTTTACCCGCGTCTGGACCGGTAAAAACAGCGGTAATTGGCTCAAATACCAAGGAAAAAGAGTCTCAAGCCCGTCGTGTAAAAGAATTCATGAACTATTATTTGACCGATGTTATGGAGGAATACACTCCAGAATTCGATCAAATGCTTTTTTACTTGCCTTTAGCCGGTTCTACCTTCAAAAAAGTGTATTTTGACGAAGGATTAAACCGTGTAGTCAGTCGTTTTGTGCCAGCAGAAAATCTGGTGGTTCCTTACGAAACAAGCAGTCTAGAAACTTGTCCGTGCATCACAAATGTGGTGCCAATGCCGGTAAATCAATTAAGAAAAATGCAAGTTTCAGGGTTTTATCGCGATATTCCTGTCCATACTGCGCCTGAAGATCAAAACGATATACGTGAAGAACTCGACAAAATTAGTGGTTTAAACCCCAGTAATATCGATTATGACGTTAATTTGTTGGAATTCCACGTAGAACTGGACTTGCCGGGATTTGAAGATACGGACGATACAGGGGAACCCACCGGCATAAAACTGCCGTATGTGGTCACTATTGGCGAAAATAACGGGCAAATCTTAGCTATACGTAGGAATTACAAAGAAGACGACCCTGAAATGGCCAAAATACAGTATTTTGTCCATTATAAGTTTTTGCCAGGATTTGGTTTTTACGGCCTTGGCTTGATACATACCATTGGGGGCCTTTCTAGGACCGCCACAGCGGCTCTCAGACAACTTATAGACGCGGGCACCCTATCTAACCTCCCGTCTGGTTTTAAGGCCAGAGGGCTCCGTATACGCGACGACAGCGAACCCTTACAACCGGGTGAATTCCGTGACGTAGATGCTCCTGGAGGCGCAATCAGAGATAGTTTGATGGCTTTGCCGTTTAAAGGGCCCGATAACACGTTGTTCCAGTTATTAGGTTTTGTGGTTCAGGCCGGTCAAAGATTCGCCACTATTACGGATTTGAAAGTCGGTGACGGTAACCAACAAGCCCCCGTAGGGACTACGGTTGCTATGCTTGAGCAGGGCAGTCGTGTAATGAGTGCTGTTCACAAACGATTGCACTATGCAATGCGTCAGGAGTTCAAGTTGCTTGCTCGGGTGATGCATGAGTCTCTACCGCAGGAGTATCCGTTCTCCGTAGAAGGCGGTGATAAAACCATTATGGCCGCTGATTTTGATGACCGTGTTGATGTTATACCGGTATCTAATCCAAATATTTTCTCCCAAGCCCAGCGTATTGCCTTGGCTCAATCTCAACTTCAATTAGCCATGCAAGCCCCGTCAATGCATAACATGCATGAGGCGTATCGTAGGATGTACGATGCTTTGGGTGTTAAGGATGTTGATAAAATACTTAATGAGCCTAGTTCAGAGGAGCCGGTTCCAAAGGATCCTGCACAAGAGCACATTGATGCTTTAGATAATGTTGATTTGAAAGCGTTTGAAGGGCAGAACCATGATGCACACATTATGGCGCATTTAACTTTTAGTGCGTCTCCAATAGCCATGCAGTCCCCGCAGATATTGATTTCCTTACAAAAACATGTGACTGAGCACGTAAAGATAAAAGCAGAGGAAATAGCGTTTGTTGAGTATCGTAGTCAAGTTGGGTATCAGCCGCCGAATGACGATCAAATGCTACAGATCGAGATGCGAATAGCTGAAATAATAGCGGAAGAGTTACAAAAAGTTCGTAAGACGAGCCAACAAATTGCGGGCGCTGGTCAACCACAACAAGGTCCGGATCCTCTAGTAGCCTTGAAGGAAAAAGAATTAGCGATACGTGAACAGGAAACTCAAGCGGACATTGCTAATGACATGGCTAAGTTGGAGTTAGAGCAAGAAAAGGTAATGCAAAGAGATCGTCAGTTTAATCGTAGGATCGAAAGTCAGGAAGATCTGACTATGGCTAGACTCCAGGCGCAAGATAGACGTGAATTAATCAAAA